AATAACATAGTAATTATCTGAATCATATTCTGTCTCAACATCATCCTCATCCAGCGTAGCAACTTTAGTTACAGAAATTAAAGGCGGACAAGGTAATTCAATAATAGTACCTGGCCAATAATCCATTCTCATTTGTATTGTCTGTTTGATAAAAGCGCGTCCAGTATATTCTTCAACCAACCCCCGAATAGCTTTAATAAATCCCTGTAACATACCATCATGATCAGAGTAATCAATACCGGAGAACAATTTAACATCAGCAACACTAACTGGCTCAATAACAGGTTGAGTGGTAACTTTCCATGCACGATTCCCATGAGCAGGATCCGCCTTGTAAATTAAACGACCTGTTTTAGATTCAAGCCCATTACTCATAATTAATCACCACTATCAAGTGCCTTTTTTATTCGCTCAACTTCAGCAGCAGATAAATTTGATGCTGGAGCAGATGCGTCAATCCCCAGTTTCTTTGCTTTCTTGATAATTATACTATTTGAAATACCCAATTCTTTTGCTAATTGGAAAATACGAATAGGAGCAATCGCATCTTGCGCTATCACCTCCGGCTCTTCTTTTTTAATATTCGGAGCAGATTCAATAACCGCCTGCTCCGAAGAAACAGGCGTTGTCCTTTCCAAAACAAATGAAGCCGCGTTAAGATCCCGTACAAGTAATTTAGCTATATTGGGTTCCACTTGTATTTCTTGCCCCTTCTGAAAAAGAATGGTATGAATACCATCAAGAGCAACGGGTAAAGTTTTTAACATTTTTATTTTCGGCAAAATATATAACCCCCTTAATCGTCAATATCTCCGTATTGACTAACCACTGCCCATACATTATCTTCAACAGCTCGTAGTAAAATTGCACAATGACTGGCAGACATATTCATTTGAAATCCACTTATAGCAGTACCTACAGAGCCCAGTAAACTACAACCAGAACAAGAAACGGTAACTACCCCACTCGCAGTAGATGTGGATCCCCCACCAAACATAAGAAAAACTTCTCTACCAGCAGAGACGGAAGTCAACCAAAACGAGCCTGCGATCATTGTTGATGTTCCAGAAAGTAATACTGTCCTAACATTTTTTGGTAAATTAACAATTGATAATACTGTTGATGTCGCCCCCTGGCCAATTATGACTGTGCCACCTAATTCGCTTACAAGGATTCTACGAGCATCATCTCCGGCAAGATTTGCCCCAGCAAGTGCCAAATTACCGCCACTTTCAACAGTCATCTGTGCCCCAGAATAAATACCAATAGATCCGCCGGATTCAACAGCAAACGCTCCCCCACTACCTGCTACATATTTATTCCCACCCTGCTCCTGATACACAGTGGTGATATATGTTTCATTTTGCGCCATTTAACAATCCCCCTTCTTTTTTAAAACTGGGGAATAAATCCCCAGTTTAATTTTAATATTGTTACTCATCTGTACGACGGACTGTATTAACAGGCCATGCGCCAGGCAATCCAAGTACGGCAATTGCTGCAATCCCAAGAGCACTTACCTCACCTGCGGCACTGGCAGAAACAATCAACCTCACCCAACGATGATCCCCAACATAACCTGCTGCAATTGCTTTCGACTCCCACCAACTCTGATTATCTGCACTAACCCCACCAAGGCAGAAAAAAGTACCCGCAGCAAGACCACTTCCAGCATTGCTGACCGCCAGAAGACCATACGAATTACTTCCCAATGTAGCTGTTGTTGAGCCCCCCGCGGCACCCAAAACTGTATCATCCCCATGACGGCGGATATCAGTCAAAATATGCTCAGCAGAACAATTACTCCATACCACAGTGCCCGCAGCATTTGAAGTACCATGCTGCATCCGCATCCAACCGCAAGATTGAACTGACTGCGCTGCAGAAGCTACCCCAGAAATCTCCCCAGCATGAACAATAAATGTTACTGTTTCATAGTTTTCACCTGCATTAAGCCCTCTACGATCAACAGTTGCCCCAGTGACAGCAGTACCACTAAAAGATTGAGGAGCTAATGCCTCAAAAAATCGAAAATTTGAATACCCGTCTCTAACACCACCCATAACTTATTCCTCCTTCCATTATCTGGCAGGAAATTAAATCCTGCCAGAAGGGATTATTTATATTACGCTACCAAGTTTAATTGCCTGAAAATTAATTACATCCCCACCCACTCTTTTCCTTGTATAAAATTCTACATACGGCTTCTGTGTATATGGATCACGTTGTACTGTAATACCAAGCCGATCAACAATCATATAACTCTCTCTCCAGTCCGCAATGGCAACTGATAAAGCATTTGCGGCTTGGACAGGCATTGATGTGCACATTCTCAAAGGCAATCCCAGTAAAGTACTGTATTCATCCTCTTTTAGACCAGGACTCCATATATACCTACCTGCACCGTCTTTTAATTGCATAATATCCGCAACTGTTAACCTATTAACCAACCAAGTGCCTCTTTGTAAATACTGCTCAATCAATCTAAACTTCAAGTCAATAAGTCCGTCAGCAGTTATTGGATTCCCAATATTCTGGCGCTCAATCCTTGCCCATTGATCAGTCCCAGCAGTATCATAATCAGCGTAAGTTAAAAAGCCCCTTGGTTTTCCAATACCATCCCCACTAACAAACGACGAAGATTCAATCCTCAAAAACCGATTAGCTTGTTTATCGGCCAACCAATTTTCAATATTAATTGCAGAATCCTCAAGCAGGGTTTGTGTTGCTCTTGGTTTAGCATATAAAACATGTACAGGGATTCTCTTTTTAAAAATCTGAGGGGTACTTGTTTCCGCACCAGATTCAGTTTCCCCTTCCCATCCACCACCAGCTTCATCATAATCAACAAGCCATTCAATGGCATTAGTAGATATAGTTTCTACAGATGCAAGAGAACGCATGGGATCAAGTTCAAAAAGCCTTTTTACAATTTGATTACTCATAGTTGGAGTGACGGTATACCCACCATCTGGATCAACGGATACTGATAACGCTTTAAGCTCTTCAGTCGGAACAGGAACTTTATCCCTTCTACGTATAAAACCGTTAAATGATTTACAATAATTTTTGTAAAGCTCAATATCAGGTTTAAAATTATCCATTTTTGACCAATGCAATCCAACTGCGCCTGGCTCATCTTCAGACATACCAGCTTTGCCTATGGACACAGACATATTGGCAAAAAAGAAATCCTTAGCATTTTTTAATTCTTCAGATGTCAGATCCAAAGAAGCATCTTTCATTTGCCTTTTCATAGCCACTTCAAAAGCATCCATTCGTTTAGTAGCCGCTTCCTGGGCATCATTGAATAATTTCACAGAGGCTTCCGTTTCCGCAACCTTAGCATCCAGAGCAGATTGACGAGTGGTGATATCTTCCCCGTATTTCTGAACCTGTGCTTTTACCAATGTGTCGAATTTACCTTCACTGGTCTCCAATACTGATTTTAATGCTTCATGTGCCCTACGCAATTCATCGTAATTGCCCTTGACATTATCCCCTAATTTTTTAATTTCTGCTTGAACAGCTTTTACAACTTCCGGCTCAAGTATTGTGTTATCTGCCATTGTTATTACCCCTTTCATTAATTAATTTATAAATTTAATGCGTTTAAACTTTCCAATATTTCACTAAATCCAATCCCAGTTGCATAATCGGAAAATAAATTAAGCCATTCCCGATCATCGTACTCTTTAAATTCTGGTACGGGTTTTTTAAACTCCTCATAATGTTTTGCTAAATGCGTGTAACACTCCTTACGATCCCCAGCAGGTATTTTCCCACCTGGTTGAAGTAACGTGGCCATTGCATTTGCCACCCCTCTCCAAACAGTAGCGCCGCCATTTTGGGTATGATGCAATAATTTATATGATCCCTTCTCGTTTTTATTATTTGGGTCATACCAAGTACACATATCCACCATATCGGTAATACACGCCCTTTTAGTTTCAACAGAGGCCTCCCATACGGTATCTTCATCTGCAAGCGGGTACGATTTGAATGGAATAACAGATTTGTGAAATTTTTCAAGCTCCTCATTTGTTTGTGTTAAGCTGGCAAGTATTTCTGCCAACAATCCAGACTCCGACGATCCTAATTTCCCAGCATCCCGCAAGGAAGATTTGCATAAACTCACCAAGTACTTCGCAATCGAATTCGAAAGTCCTGCCTCCCGCAGGAGATCTTCCAATTCACGAGGTGTCTTGGCTTCCTCTATTGACTTTACAGTCAAAACACTTGCCCCAATTTTAGCAGGGAATGTAACAAGTGAAATTTCCCAAAGATCAATCTTTTTTAAATCCCTAATTCTCTTTTTTTCATCAACTTCGTATTCAACGGCATCATACCCAATAGATTGCCCTAATCGAAACGTCCCTACTTCAGCGGACAATTTCATAATCTCATAAATATCTTTACCTAATGTTGTGTTAAGGGCAAGCCTACCTTCTGAAACAAGCCCTTTATTATCCTCTTGTAAAGATACCCAAACCCCAGGAATTTGATCTGTCTGGTGTTGCCAGAGCATTGCAATACCAGATTTATTCCTACCCCCTGTGGCAATAGAATCTAAAAAAGCACCTTTACTTATAAGATCATTATGGGAATCAGGTTTACGATCAAAAAGAGACGCATACCCTCGAAAAGTCCCATCTTCTTTTATATCAGCGGCTTTAACTTCAAAAGGGACATCTATATGTTGTAGTGCCATTTTAATTTCTCCTCTTTTTAATTATATAATAAAAACATTAAAAAAATTAAGTTTGTTAAATCATTTATTTATTTCTTTTTTTTCTTTTTGGTAAATAATACGCTGGCAATTTCTTAAAATCAGCCAATGTCATATTATTCAGCTTTAAAAAAGCTTCCAGGTTCTTTCCTGTTAACCCATCATTGCTTTGTTTTGTCCAATCTGAGTTTTCTAAATCTGCGTCTATTTTAATCATTTTTTAATTTTACTCCTTCATCACTTATTTTCTTCAAATTGGATTCCATGATCCCCTGGATATTCTTTTGTATGATCAAGTACGCCCGTTAAAATGTCTTCTGGGATTCCATCTGGGAATGCTTTACATTTTTTTCCACCATTCAATATTAAATTTTTACAAAACATACAATTAATAATAGGTGTTGTCATATTCCCTCCCCTTTTAACCAATCTAACGCCCACTTAGGGGCAACCCCTTCTTCTCTAAGAGCAAAGGCTTCTGCAACAAATTCATGCCTTGCTGTTCCGGCATATGGGGAAATCTCCTTTATTATCCTTTCTTTGTTTTTTTCAAAAAATATTTCAAGTCTTTTCCCAAAATCTGTCATTACCCCTCGTCCTTTGAAAATGGCAGGGGTTAAAGCGTGCCCAATTTCATGATCTACAAGCCCCGCTAACCCTTTCTTACTTTTATTAATTCCAGCGCCTACCAATCTATCAAAATAACTATCCAACATATCTGACCTGATTTCTAAAGTCTTACCCATATTCATTCGTGCCGCAAACTTTACAGATTTTGGAACTATTTTTATTTCTTCCATTCCGCCAAGCTTTCCATATTTACTTTGCAATAAATGAAGTTCATTAAGAACACTGTTTACAGAATTGATTTCAAAATTCTTAAAACTTACCTTTTTTAATCCCTGTATATTTTCAAGTGCCCATGCTTCCGCCTCTTTTATTGTCTTAGCTGGAATAAAAAGGTCTTTTGCTACACCCACTTTCTTTATTACTTTGTCTTTAGTCACCTTATGTATTATTTTTGACGCTTCTGTTAAATTAAGAAAAGAGGTATCCCAGGATTCCCCCACTCTAAGCGTTGATGCCAGTACTGATTCTGCTTTCTTTAAAGATCCCAAAACAACATATTCAACTTCCTCCATACATCCAAATCCTGTCACAGGAGTGGATAAAATTCTTTCGGCTGGAATTTCTGCAAAAAATAAAGAAGCCCTACTATATGCCCGCGTAGAAGGGTCTATATCAGCAAAATCTGTTGCAATTGCAAGATCACTACTAAAACTTGACATCGGTTGAAGTTGTATTTCGGTTTTATATAATGGATTTTTAATAGTTGATAAAGTATCCCCAATAATTCCTGTATGCCCTCGCACAACCCTAACTGTTTTCAATCCTAACTTTTTCAAATGCTCCTGGGTATCTTCATACATCAATCTTAGAAATTGCCCTGCTGCTTTCCCATGCGTCTTAAACAATTCTTCTGCTTCTTTTAATGCCTCCTTTTTCCACCAAATCGTTGAGCCTTCAAGTTTAAATTCTGCTTTTGCTGCCAACTGCATCATTATGCTTTTTGCATTTGTATCCCCGCTTGTGCCCGCCCATTGTTGAATAAGGTTTCTAACGGCATTTGGATAATATGGAGTAGGATTAGGAGTATCCATTCCAGTTCCACTGTAATATCTAACTAAATTATCCATCTCTTTAGATTGTATATCCAACATTTTTTTACTAAGTCTTTCTTGGATTCCTTTTTTAAGTTCATCCGCACTCTTTCCCTCAATAAAAGTGGCCTTAGAAGAGGCCTTATAATGTTGAGCAATATCATCTGCAGATTTCATAGGAGACCCAGGAATAATATTACCAAGAGATT